GGTGAGGAGATTGCATCTCTGACGGGGAACCTCTGGACAGATGAGATGGTCGCCCGTCTCGAAAAATCGCACGGCATGATCAGCGCCACATTTGGAGGTGGTACGCTGGACGGAATGCCCGCGCTCTAATCAACGCCGGGGCTTCGGCCCCGGCACCAACTAGGAGACGACGACATGACAACAAAGAGAGAGTTTTTTGCGGAAGCAGACCGCCTCGGTGTGGAAGTCGATGTGAGTTCCGATTACGATGGTTCAAAAGTTTTTTCCGCATACGGTCCAGCCGGCAAACAATTTGTGGGCTCCGCCTGCCACACCACAACTCTCGGGGATTACGAAAAAGGCGTCACCCCGAATTGGAAATGGATGCTCGCTGAAATTCAGCAAGACGAATGTCAAAACGGGGAAGCGTGTGACTACTGCTTCCCAGAAGACTGATCAAAAAGAAAAACGAAATAAACCCTTGTAACCCGAGATCCGCACCCCATATGTATAATGTAGAAACGGACCACACACGACCAACCAAGGAGACGAAAATGGCTAACTTTAAGAAAGTAAACAAGGCGATCCGGGTTATCTCGGGTCTGGACATCGAGGCGGTTCGCGCCGACGGCTACGTTTGGTTTGAAGGCGACGACGGGTTTGACAAGATCGATTCCGTGTACGCCCACCCGGTCACTACGCCGACCGGCGAGATGGCCCGCCTTTGCTTAGAGGCGATATACGAAGTGTATTCGGAGAGATTTGTGACAGGGGGGAGAACAAAATGACCCACACTTACACCATCGTCCTCTACTTCATGAACCACACCTTCGCTGCGGAAGAAAGTTTCACCGCCCCCAAAGGCACCCCAACCGACGTTGTTTTCGATCTTGCCAAGGCGGACTACGAAGACTTCTTCATCGACAACCGCCCGGTCTATGCCGGCTCGGTTTACCCCTGACCAACAGCCGGGGGCTTCGGCCCCCGGCATCAAAAATAAAAACGAAATAAACCCTTGTAACCCGGATCGGGGCACCCCATATGTATAATGTAGAAACGGACCACACACGACCACCCAAGGAAACGAAAATGACCATCCTCACCCACTCGACCAACGTCACCGAGAAGATCCGCACCGAGTATAGCTTCGGGGTCACCGACAAGGGTCGCGACGTCGGCGCCTCAGTCTCAGTCTTCGAAGTAGATTTCGTCCCGGTCGTCGACGACCACAGGAGCGGATGGGGGCGGGAAATGACCCCCGGTCATTATTTCGCGATGTACCACCGGGCCACCCGCGACACCGTGGACTACGGCGCGAGCCACCACACTTCTTACTTCGCCAGCGCCGCCGACCGCGACGCCGCCGCAGCCAAATATCTGAAGGACGCGCGCACCCGCGCAGTCAAAAAGTTTTCCGCTTAAATTTAACCCAACCAAGGAGCCGATCAGATGAAAACCAAAGAAACATATTATGCATTACAGGCCGAACTGCTCGAAGCGGGCAACAATGCGGATATCAACGGTGGCCTCGAAAACGAAAGTGTAGACCGCGAGAACATCGACGCATCGTGGGGACAGGGCGGGGAAACACCGCCAGACTCGCCTGAGTTTTGGGCCGACATGATTAACTCTGCCGAAATGAACGCGGGTATGCGCGCAGAGGAAGCGGGGCACGATATTAATGAACTGCTCGGCCGGGTGGTCTACTGATGCGATGTTTTCGATCGATTGACACGGCACAACAACACGTGATAGTCTTCCTACGTCGTCGGGCAGCACGGCCCACGGGCGGTTCATATTTGTCTTCCCAGACCCGGACCCAGCGCCTCGCGCCCGACGACACCTTTAACTGGAGATAGCAGTGGCAGACGCAACAGGCAGAACGGCGAAAAATAACAACCTCGCCATCACCAAGAGAACCCAAGGCCGGAAGAAGGGCGTACCGAATAAACGCACCGCTTTGCTTAGGGATTCGATCCTTCTGGCAGCCGAAGCGGCTGGCGATGGAAAGGGCATGGTCGGCTACCTCACGATGCAGGCTAAGGCCAACCCCACGGCGTTTATGGGGCTCATGGGCAAGGTTCTACCCCTGCAGGTTATCGCTGACGTTACGCAGAGAACCGCAGTGGTCACGGACGAAATTATGACACCAGACGCTTGGGAGAAACAATGGGCGGATCAGCACAGCGAGCCGACAGCCCACTGATTGCTTGGGCGCCGTTCTCTCTGCCACAGCAGCAGCTACTGAGCTGCCCCGCAGACGAGATCTTTTTTGGGGGGGCGCGCGGCGGCGGGAAGACCGACGGCATGCTTGGTAAGTTTGCGCTAAAGCAGGCGCGATTTGGCAAGGAGGCCGTCGGTATTTTCTTCCGCAAAACTCGTGAGGATCTGAAAGAGGCTATCGAGCGATCGAAGGACATCTACGGACCTCTCGGCGCCAAGTTCACCGACCGGCAATGGACATTCCCCAGCGGGGCACGCCTTAAGTTCGAATACCTCGAGCGGGACAAGGACGCTCAGAACTATCAGGGCCACAGCTACACCGACTTATTTTTCGAGGAGCTGACGAACTGGGCCAGCCCCGACCCCATCAACAAAATCAGAGCGACGCTGCGATCGAGTTCCGGCGTGCCGTGTCAGTTCCACGCAACCGGCAACCCCGGCGGACCCGGGCACCAGTGGGTCAAGGCCCGGTACATCGACCCCAACCCCTCCGGCGGGCAGCTCTTATACGAGACGTATAAGAATCCGTTCACGCTGGAGAGCGTCAAGATGTCGAGGGTGTTCATTCCATCCAAGCTATCCGACAACCCGACGCTCATGCGTGACCCGGGGTACGTGGCACGACTTTATCAGTCCGGCAGTGCCGAACTTGTAAGGGCGTGGCTACACGGCGACTGGGACGTGGTTGACGGGGCATTCTTCGACTGTTGGTCGCCTGATAAGCACGTTGTGCGCCCGTTCGAGGTGCCGTCGGACTGGACTCGGTTCCGATCGTGTGACTGGGGCTCTGCCAAGCCGTTCTCTGTCGGGTGGTGGGCTGTCTGCTCTGACCTGTTCAAGACGCCAGACGGGCACACAATCCCGCGTGGCGCTGTGGTCCGATACCGCGAGTGGTACGGCGTCGATAAAAACCCGAACGGTGAGGTCCGGCCAGATGTCGGGCTTAAGATGACCGCAGAGGAGGTTGCAGACGGTATCAGGGACAGAGACGAGGGTGAGACCATCGCATACAGCGTGATCGACCCTGCAGCGTTCAGCCAAGACGGTGGGCCGTCGATCGTCGAGCGCATGCAGATCAATTTCCGCCGAGCTGACAACAAGCGCGTTGGCACTCGGGGCGCGATGGGCGGTTGGGACCAGATGCGGGCAAGAATGGTCGGAGAGGATCTTGGCGACCCACACGGCCACCTGCCGATGATGTTTGTGTTCAGCACCTGCACCGATTTCATCCGCACCGTGCCGGCCCTGCAGCATGACGCTACCCGCCCGGAAGACCTTGACACGACCGCAGAGGACCACGCGGCTGACGAGGCACGGTATGGGCTAATGAGTCGTCCCTACGCACCACTGGTCAAGACAGCCAAGACAAACCCCCTATTAAACATCGGAGGACAGTCCACCATGACGATGGACGATATGATCAAGTCGGTCAGCAAGCGCCGGGCTCGATATGACTGAGCGCAGCGACGACCTGCTGGGGTACTCGGGTTGGGGTCTGGACGCCCCGCCTGACGTGCCCGCAGAACGTGACGAGATTCCGTTTGACAACCCGGAAGATTTCATGGGATACTCCGGTACATTTGGCGTTTCCGAATAGAAATGAGATGATATGCAGGACAATCTGGACGCGCAGGGCGGTACACTAGTTGCGCCCGAAGATGCCGGTGAGGGCGCGCCGGGAGTCGTTGCCCGCTGGCTCGCTGAGCTTGAACTCGCCGATAAGAGCGAGGAGGACTGGCGGTCTCGATCGAAGGACGCGCACGCCCGTTACCGTGACGAGAAGTCCCAAAACAATGCTGGCGGTCGGTACTCGAATTCAAACCGCTACAACATTCTCTATTCCAACGTGCAGACGATCTGTCCGGCGTTGTACAACCAGTCCCCCAAGCCCGACGTCCGCCGTCGCTACCGCGACGCTGACCCGCTCGGCAAGGAAATCTCCGAGGTTATGGAGCGCGCGCTGTCGTACACGATGGACGAGTGCAATTTCGATCGCTACATGCGACTCGCCGTCAAGGACCAGCAGCTTTGTGGTCGCGGCGTCACCCGCGTCCGCTATGAGCCGTTCTTCGGCGAAGAGATGGACGAAGGCGGCGACGCCTACGAAGCCAAGAAAGGCGAAGAGGTCAAGTTCGAACACGTCAATTGGGCCGACTTCCGCCATGGGCCGGGCAGGACTTGGGAAGAGGTCGAATGGGTCGCATTCCGCCACCTGATGACGCGCGACGACATGCGCGACAAGTTCGGCGCCGAGATCTCCGACGAAGTGGAGCTGGACAACTCCCCGATCGGCATGGAAGACAAGGACGGCGACCCGGTAGCGGACACGTTCAAGCGAGCCGCAGTGTGG